AACACTAAACAGGGTACATACACCCCAGCAACACTCCCAAGCAATTCATTAATACTTAAATCAAAACGTACTCGCGTCATAAACCCAAACGCACTAGATTTACCATCAATGGTTATATGCTCTGTATGTAAAAAGCAAGTGGTTCTGTCTCGCTTCCAGCAATATTCATACGTTAAGCATAACAAAAGGTCTTTTATGCACCCTGAATGCTCCAAAATATTTTTTAAGGGTCAGCGCGGGATAGCATTACAGGTACGTAGGGATAAAAAGCTCATGGTTTCGCCAAAGAACCCCAATACAGAGCTTAAATTAGTACATTACAAAGCTAAAAAGCCCCTGTCCGCTGCCGAAGCATCGGCGCACGGTTCAGAATATTTTGAGGCCCATTACCATAAAGTTGGTAAAGATTTTTTACCCGATATAATTATTAACACACTTGAAGTATATGTCCCGATGCGTCTAACACTGATAGACCCCGACGAAGGGTTAGTTCTTAGTATAAAGCGCGCATTAGATGTACATACGTCTTTGGAGATATACTCCCAAGGCCCATCCTTTATATTGTTTGAAGTGCTGCCGCCGCAGCGTGGTAAGAGTACGCCAAAGCGCAAACCGGGTACCCCTAAAGAATTTATACATGCATCATGGTAACGCCCATGCACATAAGCATCACTAACGCATATCGCGCCATAATGCATAATTGCATCGCTGGGAAGCCCCGGAAACACTGGGGGGTTGACAAGCGAAACAGGGTAGCGTAGAATGCTTTCCATCGCTCGGTACTGCCAAGCGACCAGCAGTAAACTTAAGGTACGCTAGATTACTGGCCTTGCCAGTACGATGGTTACGGACCACAGCGTATATCCGATCTTTAATAAATTAAGATCGCTGAATGTGAGTTACACGAAGGATGGTTTTTCTTGCCTTTCTCGTTTCGGCTCTCGATAGAACTGTGAATTATATTTACTCCCGTAGTAATGCTACGGGCTGCGGGACACACTACTGGTGCTACTGCATGGCAACATCTACTGGATGCGCAGTTTATATAAAACAGAGGCGAGGGTGTGGAGTTGTACACTGATAAGTAGCGGCAGTGTGCAGCGGCTACAGGACGATCAACCTGTAGTGCGGACGGTTAGGACAGTTTAACTTGATGTTGTGGTGTAACATTCAGCGGGGAACAGACGCCCTAGTTATGGTTTAGCACTCGTATGGCTGACGAGTGCGGTGGATATTTACGTTATCACTTATCTATTTCGTTATACGTCCCTCTGTAACGGGGGGACTTCTCATAAGCCGTTGGTTACTACTGCGTTACTACGCAGGGACGACTTATGGGCAGTCATTTTATTATTTTATATTTCTTTAGGAGAAAATCATGCCTTTACATAATCGTGTGGAACAGCGCCGTATCGAGCGGGGCGAAGGGCGCAACAAGCCCTTCTTTGTTGTTGATTCCCTCGAATCAGCGCGTGAATATGCGTACTCAATGATCTTCAGCCTCGGTATTTGCACGCCAATGGACGCGCTTGATATCTTTATCCATTCCCAATGCGCGTTGTGGACCGAAATGCGCGATGAATTTATTGATGATTATATTTAGGAGTTAAACATGACTGACACAACACGCCACATCCGCGTATTTATTGACGCTGAAGAACAGCTTAGACTCCATGAGACAATCGGACAGCGGCAGGAGCTTGACCGTGCATTAGGTTACTTCGCTCAGTGGGGCCTTGGCTCGCAGCGATACCAGTTTCTGCGTATTTATACCCGTGATTATAGAACAGCCGAGTTGCTCGCTGTTTATAGCGACTCCGAAGATGGTCAATCGACCTTTGTTATTGGCGCTGTATGGGACGATGCGCAGCAGCGGTATTCGTTCCACTCTTAGGAGAAAATCATGCCCAACACATATCGAGTTGATCGCGTTAATAGCCCCCGTGTACCCTGCGGGATGAACAGCATCGTCCACATCGGCGATGATTGGTACAAAGCGCGTGCTGCGTTTCATGCTACTGCGCCGGGTAAAGACGAATGGAATCAACCAAACGCCGCTTATGGCGTCACCCTCGCTGTATGGTGTAGCATTAAGCGTGATTATATTATCAAATGCCAGAAAGGATTATCATGAAAACCAAAGCCGCGCAGTATAAATTCGGTGATGCCCGCGTTAAGAAGGAAGGCACCACAACTCAAGATGCGCACTTCACAAAATGGAGCGCAGAAATCACTGACACATTCGGCGGCGAAGCTGATTATAGCTGGTGTCATCGTTATAAAGCGACGTTGCCGACAGCGGCAACTGATCGCCAAGTAGTGCAGCATTTCAAAAAGCTCATGGGCTACACCGGCGTTCACTGTAAGCGCAGCGCGTTTGGCGAAACCATAGAACTGCGCCCTTATGGGGAGTGCGTTGTTATTTTTATTACACCTAATTATTAAGGAGATCATCATGGACCAAACCAAACTTAAAGAAATACTGGCAGCACATAAACTGTGGCTCGCAGGTAGCGCAATCGGGGGGCGCGCGGACTTACGGGGCGCGAACTTACAGGGCGCGAACTTACAGGGCGCGAACTTACGGGGCGCGAACTTATGGGACGCGAACTTACGGGACGCGAACTTACGGGACGCGAACTTACGGGGCGCGGACTTATGGGACGCGGACTTACAGGGCGCGAACTTACAGGGCGCGAACTTATGGGGCGCGAACTTATGGGGCGCGAACTTATGGGGCGCGAACTTATGGGACGCGAACTTACGGGACGCGAACTTACGGGGCGCGGACTTATGGGACGCGGACTTACGGGACGCGAACTTACGGGACGCGAACTTACGGGGCGCGAACTTATGGGACGCGAACTTACGGGACGCGGACTTATGGGACGCGGACTTACGGTACTGTATAGGTAATGGTGGTGAAATCAAAACATTGCAAACTTCTATATGGCTTATCGTGTACACTAAAGACAGGATGGCGATAGGGTGCCAGCAGCATACGCTTAAACAATGGTTCGGCTTCGACGATGGGTCAATCAGTAACATGGACCCGCAAGCGTTGGAGTGGTGGCAGGTGTGGAAGCCGCTGCTTCAGCAAATTACTGCACTTTAATTAAAGGAGATTATCATGGGCAAACTGTGTATGGAGCGCGTCGAGCAGGATGTTTTCTTTGATTTCGTGAGCGATTATCACACGGTAGTATCTGCACCAGACGACAGCATTATGAAATTCACCGGCAAACATAGCGGCGATTGTGTTGGCCGCATCGTTTATGGTGAAGAACACAAGCGCTATTATATTAACACAACCCACGACGAGCCGGCGATTGTGGTGAGTATCTCGGAAGACGGCGTTGTTTCACATGGCGTTGCTAAACGCTAATTTTATACTACTGGAGATTATATCATGTCATTTCTGCGTATCAAACGCACCAAGCATAAGGGCTTAGCAGTCAACAACACAGCGCCGTTGCCGTGGTACAAACAGGCAATGAACGCATCTTCAGCCTCAATCGGAGCGCGTCTTACACACGAAGAAAAGATGCGCCTTGTCGTTGAAGAAATTAAATTCCATGAGCGGAGGTTAGGATGCTGCAAGTAATCAACAACGAAGTGCAGTTCACGAATAATAAGCCACATCACTCCACCCCTAAGCAAACGCACCGTGAATTGGTGCGCAGTTTCAATACAGTGCTTAGTACCATGACGCCGACGCAGCGTGCGAAAGTTCAGCGCGAAACGGAAGCGTTGTGGATTTTAATTAATACATCATTCTGAGGTAACACCATGAACATCTTCCAACTCGTACCCCGCTTAGTAACAACCCTGTCCGCTGGCCTTGTGCCTGCCCTATGGGGTAGCCCCGGTGTCGGCAAGTCCGACGTTGTTAAGGGTCTCGCTGCGCAGTTCAACCTTGAGGTTATCGACTTCCGCCTGAGTCAATGCGAATCAACTGACCTTAACGCCTAACGGCACAGGGCTTCATGGGGGAAACCCCATGTCGAAAATTGCCTAAACGGGGAAACCCCTTGCAGTTACATGGAACCTAGTCTATGATTTGGTTTTCCACTTTTTGTAAGGACAATCCCGTGCTAAATACTGATGATGTTTTGTGGAAGCCCGTCCCAGAATATGAAAATTTTTACATGGTTTCTAATACTGGGTTAGTTAAATCTATGGAGCGCACCGTAGTAAACACACGTAGCTCTACTAGATTAATTAAAGAAAAGATTTTGAAAGGGCTACCAACAAAAACAGTGGACTATTTATATTTGTTTCTATACAAAGACAACAAGGCACGACGGCACGCAATACACCGCTTAGTCGCATCTTGCTTTGTAGAGAACCCAGAAAACAAACCGCAGGTAAACCATAAAGACGGAAACAAGCGTAACAATTTCGCTACTAATTTAGAATGGGTTACTATAACCGAGAACCATCAACATGCTTGGGCTAGCGGTCTTAATAATAGAGACCGATATGCATATATGCTAGGAGCTAAAAGCATTTCTAAATCCAAGTATCATAATGTTTGCTGGGATAAATCACGAAACAAGTGGATTGGTTCTGTTAAAGTTCTCGGTAAAATTCATGCACCTAAAAGATTTAGTGGAGAAGTTGATGCTGCTTTATATGTTAATTGGTTACTAGATTCTCTCGGGTTGTTTGATAGACCACGAAACATCATTAGTTAAATGCCTAACGATCATCCCGCAAGGGAGTAGGGTGCAAGCTAATGGCACTCGAAACGGTAATCCCCCTAACAGGTAGCGCTGAGGGGGTTGATATGATCTATTCTCATAAGCAATTATGAGCAGTCTACGTGGAAAATAGACGGTCGATACAGTTGCGCGTATTGGCGAATGCAAAGAAATGGAATTCCTGACCGTGCTGATGGCCGCTTGGTATGGCTTCCACCCGCCATTATCCCCTTAGCGCATGATGCGCTGCCCGAAGGTCGTGCCGGCTGGCTGCTGTTCCTCGATGAAGCAAACAGCGCGGCGGTAGATGTACAGAAAGCCGCTTACAAGCTTATCCTTGATCGTGCTGTCGGCCAGTATGCGCTGCACCCTAACGTGTACATGGTTGTTGCTGGCAACCTCGCCTCTGACCGGGCCATCGTTAATCGTATGCCGACGCCGCTGCAATCCCGCCTTGTTCACTTTCAACTTGACGTTGATGTTGATGCGTGGCTGGTATGGGCTGAGCAGAACGGCATTGATGATCGCATCATGGCATTCATGCGCTTCTCACCCGATTCATTGCAGGCATTTAAGCCTGACAGCCCAGAAAATACTTACCCATGCCCGAGAACATGGCACATGGCGTCCCGTATTCTCGCCGTTTCCAAAGACATTGATACCGAACTGCTCTCCGGTGTCGTTGGTCAAGGCGCGGCACTTGAATTTAACACGTTCACGGAGATGTTCGACAAGTTGCCGTCGCTTGATGACGTTATCAAGTCGCCGCAGCGTGCACCTATGGTTGACGAGCCTAGTATCACGCATGTTTTGTTCTCGCTGCTGATCAAGAAGATCGACGCGATCAACGCGAATGCAGTCGTTACCTATGCGTCACGTTATGCTGTCGAGTATCAGTTCTATCTGTTCCAGCAACTGCGTAAGCAGCGCGACTTGGCAAGCGGCCTTAAAGGCTCGCCGCCTGACCCTGTTAAACACGCTAGACTGAGAGGTGCATTGCAAACTGCTGCGATGGTGGAGTGGATGCAGAAATATGCGGAGAAGATGTTATGACCGCATTACTGAAGAAGGATGACATCGAACTGGCAATGAGTAAAGCGCGCATCCAAGTAATGATGCACTCCGCTTTTTTCAGTTCATTGCTTTTGTCAACCCCGCTTCGTGCTGCTCCCGATAAAACAAAAACGATAAGCGCTGGACGCACATCAATGGTTTACAACCCGACGTGGTTGGAGAATACGGACCCTAAGTATTATTCGTTTCTTTTACTGCACGAAGCGTTACACATTGCGTTTGAGCATGGCGCTCGCCGTGGCGCGCGTGACCCTGATATCTGGAATTCCGCCTGTGATATATGGGTTAATGAAACTATCGCCAAGGGTATCCCGCTGCCGGTGCATCCTCAGTCGTTGCGTAATCCTGCGCTTGCTGACCAAAGCGTAGAGATTATCTACAAAATCCTGAAGGATATGCAGCAGGACAAGCCGAAGGATGACCCGCAGAATGACCCAAGTTCACCGCCTGACCCGAACGGTGCGCCCGGCAATGACCCAAACGCCACGCCAAGCCCCGGCAAGGGGTCAAACGCAGGGGTTAAAGGGTTCCCCGGTCCCGACATAGCCAGTGACCCCGACGATGCGCAGAATGATGGCCCAGCAGGCGCAGACGACACGGCTTCATCAGGGCCGAAGGCGATGCTTGCCCGTGCAGTACAGGCCGCAGTAATGGCGAACGAAATGGGCAACATGCCCGCTGAGTTACGCCGGGAAGTTGGCGAGGTGCTGGCACCCAAGGTGTCGTGGCAAGAAATGCTGCGCCGCTTTGTCAGTGAGCGCGTTAAGCATGGCGTAACATGGACCAAACGTAACCGGAGGTTTACGGACATCTACTTGCCATCACACGAAACGCTGGGCATTAACGAGATCGTCATTGCCATTGACACATCGGGGAGTATCAATGCACAGCAGTTTGGCGCATTTATGGGCGAGCTTAATGCCATCCGTGCCGAAGTGCATCCGCAGAAAACGCACGTTGTAATGTGCGATGCAAAAATACAGGATGCCAAACAGTTCGATGCTTATGAAGACATCAACATTAAAATAAAAGGCGGTGGCGGTACAAAGTTCGACCCGGTGTGGGACTTCGTTAAGAAGATGCCCGATAAGCCCGCGTTGATCGTGTATTTTACGGACGGCATGGGGCGATGGGGTAATGACCCCGGTGTTCCTGTATTGTGGGCATTAACGGGGCGGAATGTGTCGCCGCCGTTTGGTGAAAAGACTTTTATTATTTAGGAGATTAACATGATGGAGCAGTTCGTTGTAATTTATTGCCGGGGTATAAAGATGCTGCTATACACCCCGAGTACAGGCTACTGCATTTTATGGGGGCATCACGAATTCATTAAGGTTTTAGGAGATTAACATGTTGATTGACCACGATAAAGAACTGGCCCGGTATAAACGGGACATGCGCATCGTTAATAGCATCCTCGCCGGCTGTGCCATCGCACTGGTTGTGTTGCTCGTTTGGTTTTAAGGGGGTAGCATGCAAACTTTTCTACCCTACCCGAGTTTTATTAAATCCGCTATAGCATTAGACATGCGGCGCTTAGGTAAGCAGCGGGTTGAAGTGTTGCAGTTGTTGAAAGCGCTGCATGAAGGTGGCGCATGGGTGAATCATCCAGCGTGCAAAATGTGGCGCGGTTATGAGCAAGCACTAGTTGTTTATGGAATTTCTGTATGTTTAATATGGAAAGAACGCGGTTACAAAGATACATGCCTCAATAAAATAAAAAAATATTTAACCAAAGAAAATGCCGAATTAACAAGCTGGGTAAAACCTCCGTGGATAGGCAACGAAGCATTTCATGCAGCGCATAGATCAAATTTACTACGCAAAGACCCGGTGCATTACGGACAATTCAAGTGGACCGAACCGAATGACTTGCCTTATATCTGGCCGGTCAATTAAACTGTAGTACCACGCTGTACCCTCGCGGCTAGCGCCGCACGATACTTTTTAATATTGGAGAATTACCATGTCTGAAATGCGTACTAAATTAATGCTGACCGCCGTTACCATTCGTAAATATGAGGCGCGTAAGCAGGACAAAGCAGTCACCGCCGAAGTCAACGAGTCGAAGCATGCACGGTCTGGTGCAGCACGGGTTAATAAAGACCTGTTTACCAAAGAAGCAATGGCGAAGGTGAACGAAGCAGCAAGTGCAGCACGTTTAGTGCATTATAAATACACAATGCCGTGGAGTGACGAAGGTTATCGTATCCTTACGACTGATCTTTATTCCGAATTTCTTGCGAACATCAGTATCTGCCGGCAGAATTTCCTGACCGCTGCTGTTGAGTTCATCAAGAATTACGAAGGGCATAAAGCGGATGCGCAGATTCACCTCGGCAATATGTGGAACGAAGCGGATTACCTTCCCGCTGCTGATCTGGTGAACAAGTTCAGCTTCGACGTTAAGTTGATGCCGCTGCCGCAAGCTTCGGACTTTAGGGTAGATATCGCCGATGACGAAATCAAAATGATTCAGGCGGATATCGAGCAGCGCGTTATGGCGTCACTCGCTGACGGTTTGAAAGCCCCCATCGAGAAGCTGTTCAAAGCAGTAAGCGCAATGAGTGAGAAACTCAGTGACCCTGAAGCACAGTTTCAATACACGTTGATTGAGAATGTGCGGGATATCGCTGCGCTGCTGCCGCGTTTCAACTTCGTCAATGACCCGCACATTAACCAACTGGCTGCTGATGCACAGCAACTTACACGGTTCAGCGCTGACCAACTCCGCACGAATCCCGCTGCTCGCCAGCAGGTCGTGTCTCATGCAAATTCACTGATTAATAAGGCACAATCATGGCTCTAAGCAAAGACGCACTGGCACGTAACTTCATCACACCGGACGAGGCATCGAAGAAGTGGTGCCCCCATGTCCGCAACCTGCACGAAATCAAGGGGATACCTGCATCGTCGGCGACGACATCATATAACGCCGACCGCACACATAATAAGTGTATCTCCACAAACTGCATGATGTGGCACTCGGAGACCACGACGACAGGGTGTTGTGGTCTCAGTAATACGCTTAATGTAGGGGTGTAATTTTTAACCACAACGCCGGGGTTATGCCCCGGTAATTTAGGAGATTGATATGAACAAAACCGCATACCGTGCTTATGCCAAGGGTAACTTGTCTGCTACTGCGGACACCCCGAGACAGGCGGCGTACAAGTTCTTCGAGCAGTACCCGACAAAAAGAAAATGTTCGGTCATAACCGGCGAGATTGACGGCGCGTTCTTTGTTGTGCGCTATGGGCGGAAAAGCGTGCAGTCGTGGAATGACATTACAAAACATAATGCAAACGATTTACCTGATGCTTAAGGAGCTAAACATGAACAAGAAAGAACTTCGTGCTGCTCTGGATATCTTCTGGCCTAGTTGGGCGAATGCAATCACCTTACCTAACAATGCAACGCAAGAAGAAATTCGAGCGTTAGCAGATAAAGGAAAAGCAGACTATGCCAATAGATGAAAAATACCTTGCAGACTGGAAAAGTGAACGAACACATAAGAACCTAGGTACTGTGTTTATTACTCTGGAGTGTCTTGCTCTACAACTACATAATCTAGACCCTACAACCATTTTTGTTGAGCATGATGGTGAAATAAAGGAAGTCTCAAGATCAATGATGACAACTGATTGATCCAGTCAATAACCAACTAAAGCCTCTTCGGAGGCTTTTTTCATTTATGGGGTAAATAAGTTGATACTCAAATGGTGGATAGAAACAGTAGGCAAAGATGGTTTTGAGTTTGGTTTAGATATGGTAACTCCAGTAACTTGGAGATTATTCCACTCCCATAAACCAAGTAATGCATATCGTTGCTTGGGTTTACCTGAACCATTCAACAACCATAAATATAAAGAGTGGCTTAAAGAAAATAACAAGAAAGAAATCATTGCTTCTATGGCAGAACTTCAAGCAAAAATAGTTTCATTAAGAAATAACGCAATAGGAGTAACCAATGGGATACGGCCCAGTAGTAAACGGAAAACATAAGCCTATTACTCCTTACAAAGGATCATGGGCTGACACAGTAAACAAACCCAAAGAAACCCAATGGAACAAGAAGAATCCTCCAGACGTAAAACCATCATTGATCGCCTAGAAAGAAACAAGGCTACACCGGCTTAACCCGCCGCGAGTATCAGCAATGTATGCGGGACTTTCTCCCTCGCGGCGAGCAGTGCGTCAACCATATTCTTACTGAGGAGATAGTTAAAAAGATTCGCGAAAACAAAGAAAGAAAGTCTCTTGCTCAGTGGGGCAGGGAGTTAGGTATTCCGTGGACTACGCTGAGAGACGCCCGTAATTATATCACTTGGAGCCACCTACCATGACTGTTGATTACAACGATGCAATGCAGATTCTCGAAGACCCAAAGGCGGCTGCTTGGGAACTAAGGGACTTGGCAAAGAGTTTGCTGGAAGAATTGCAAGTAGCTAAGGCAGCAGAGCGTGAACGATGCATTGCTGCATTAAAAGAATCTGAATGGTATTCGTGTTTTGATATTGAAACAATAATCCGAGCACTAGGAGACCAGCCATGAACAAATGGCTATCCATCGGCGTAACGCCGCCAGCTATATTAGCGCAGATAAATGTAGTATCAATGGATAGCGATCTTCTCAAAGCAACTACTAAAAGATACAAACCTAGAGGCACTAGGAATGTTATCTTTGATTACCCAAAGGTAGTTGCAGAGATAGCAGCACTATTCCCCAATGAGTTCACGATACCAGACTTAAGCGAGCATAACCCTGATATCCACTGGGCGCAGTTTATTAAGCGGCTGCGTACTGTGTGCCCTGAAATAATTACAGTAATAAGATCAGAACCAAGAGGGCGCAACAACGGCGGCTTATGTTTTGTTTACAAAGTACATCTGGAGGAAATACCAACACTCATCAAAGCGCAGCACGATAGGAAAGTAGCAGCAGAAGCAGCGAGACATCGCAACTTTAGGAGAAAGGTATGACTGACAAAACAGGTGGTCCGGCATTCCCGGTCGTGTTTGAGCACAACGAATGCACTTCGGAGCAGGAGGGTATGACACTGCGCGACTACTTCGCAGCGAAAGCGATGCAGGGTATGTGCGCCGTAGATGATGGTGATAGCGTGAATATTCAATATATGTCTGGCGTTGCTTATGAAATCGCCGACGCTATGCTTAGAGCGAGGGCATTATGAGCGATTTACCCTGTGTAACATGCGTTAGCGGCGTGCGTGGTATGCCGTGCATACTTGACGTAGTCTGCCATCCACGGGACAAGGCGTCGAGCTACCAGCCCATAACTCTTACGGAAGTTAATGAGGACATAATTAAACAGGGCGCTGTTGAAGACGATGAATACACGAAGATTTTTCAGCGCGTCGCCGCTGCCGGTGATATATATGCACCAGATGAAGCACCCACGCAAACCAGCGACGGCAGCACTGCCAGATACTACCAGCTTCCAGCCGGTGCTACTGAACTACAACATCTGATATCCTATCGGGATATGAATGCACAGATCGGCGAGATTTTCAGGGCGTGCTACCGTTACGGCATCGCATCGCACAGTGATAAACTACGTGATGCGAAGAAAATTCGTTTCTATGCTGAAGCAGAGATAGCACGACTGGAAAAACAGGTGTAACATGGGCCACCCTGCCCCACTAAGCAGGGGTTTGCAACACTTCATGGAGCAACAAATATGCCAGTCAATGTTGTAGTTTCTGAAACTGAAGTTCAGGATGCCCTCGATACCGCCAGCGAAGCAATTAACGACTGCATTACCATTTACGATGATCGAACCTATGAGGATGGCGTTGTCAACACGATCAAATGGATGACTGCCGAAGGGGCCGCGCCGCCGTTTGAAGACGGCGACGTTGAGGCCGCATACGATGCAGAGAGCGACTCCGACGAAGATTGATGATAGTTCCCTTTAACCCGCGAAGGAGCCTATGAGCAATGTTGTCCCCCTGAACAATAGCAGTAGCTGCATGACTGCTGAAATGTTGCTTGACAAAGCAAAAATGCATGCCGATAATATGGACGGTGTTCTACTCGTCTGGTATGAGAAAGGCACAGCAAAAAGCAACTTGCAGTATTTGACTAGCAGTTTAACCCCGCAGGATGTGAATTGGTTTGTAGATGAAATCAAGACGCTACTGCACTCCCGGTCGTTGTAATTTTTTCGTTTTTTCATTTTTCAGGAGTTTTCCAAATGTCTTTCAACATCGAAACCAATGTCGGCATCCCCAGCGGTCGTGGCACCTATGATTTCAGCGCGTTCACCGCTCCCGGCCAGTCTGCCTTCATGCCCGCCACTGATCGTGCCAAAAAGGCGGCTTCACTGCGTGCCTCGGCCCGTCGCTGCACTGAAGAAACCGGCGTGACCTTCATTGTCCGCGCCGTGGTCGAAAACGATGTGGCCGGCGTGCGCATCTGGCGCACCAACTAAGCAGTAATTTTTCGGTCGGTGTACAATGGGCGGCTTCGGTCGCCCATTTTTATGGGGTGCACGATGACACCTGAAGGTGAAGTAAAAGAAAAAGTAAAAAAGCTGTTACATAAATACGGAGTGTATTATGAAATGTATGTGCCATCCGGGTACGGAAAGCAATCACTGGATTTTGTGTGTTGTGCGTTTGGCACATACTTAGCAATTGAAACGAAGCAGGCGGGTAAGAAGCTTACCCCACGGCAACAAAAGACGGCGCTCGATATGCGCAAAGCAGGCGCACTTGTTGTTGAAATTATCGGGCTTGATTCACCTAATTTCGAGAAGCTTGAGCAATGGCTAATGACACTCCAAGCAATGAAGAACTTGCAGGGCTTGTAACAATAGACTTCGAGACTTATTACGATAAAGAATATAGTCTCAGCAAGCTTACAACAGAAGAGTACGTTCGCAGCCCGTTGTTTGAGGTTATTGGTGTTTCAATAATTACGCCGCGCGGCGTGTATTGGCTTAGTGAAAGCGAATTCCGCGATCTAGCATCCAAAGTCGATTTCAGTAAAACACTCCTTCTGGCGCACAATACGCAGTTCGACGGTGCGATACTTAGCTGGCACTATGGGGTGCGCCCGAAGATGTGGCTAGATACGCTGTCGATGGCCCGAGCATTGCAGAACAACGAGAAATCAAATTCCCTTGGCGCACTGGCTGAACAGTTCGGTCTCGGCGTTAAGGGTAACGAAGTTGTAACTGCACTCGGTAAGCGTAGAAAAGACTTTACCCAGCGCGAGTGGGAGCAGTATGGCGTGTACTGTAAAAATGACTCGCAACTTACGCTGGACCTGTTCACGATGCTGGTCAAGCAGTTCCCCACCAGCGAGCTACAGATTATTGACATTACGCTGCGCATGTTCATTGAGCCGCTCATCGAGCTTGATCAGGACATGCTCAGCGAAGCGTATTATGAAGAAGTTGATGCGTTGGAAGCGCTGCTGCAACGGCTTCAAATTTCAGAAAAAGACTTAGCCAGCAACGATAAGTTCGCGGCGATACTGCAAGGGTTGGGTGTTGACCCGCCAACAAAGATCAGCCCGAAGACTGGCAAACAAGCGTTCGCGTTTGCAAAAACGGATATCGGGTTTCAGGAACTCGCCGATTCATCCGACCCGCAGATTGCGCTACTCTGTGATGCACGGTTGAAAGCAAAAAGCACGCTGATGCGTACACGTTCGCAGCGACTGTATGACATCGCGACACGGGGCGCACTTCCAGTACCCTTGCAGTATTACGGGGCGCACACTGGCAGGTTCGCAGCAAGTAAGCAGCAAGCCATTAACATGCAGAATCTGAAGCGTGGCAGTAAGTTACGCCGCGCGATTCTTGCCCCCAAGGGCATGATGTTCGGCGTTGGCGACTTGAAGCAGATTGAAGTGCGCGTATTGGCAACACTTGCAGGGTTTGGTGAACTGCTTAAAGTGTTGGAGAATGATGACCCATATGCTATTTATGGTGCGGAGATGTTTAACGTACCGGGGATGACTAAAGAGACACACCCGTTATTGAGGCAAGCTGCAAAGTCGGCTTTACTAGGTGCAGGATATGGTCTCGGCGGATTTGCGTTCGCAGCGCAATTACTGTCTGGCTTCATGGGTGCGCCTCCGGTGCGCTATGAAATGCCCTTCATCAGCACGATGGGCTACGATGTTGTTGATGTTATGGAGTGGCTGAAAGATACCAAGCTGACCGAAAGAATACTTACAATTCCTCACGGTTGCACTGATAATCAGCTTTTGATTCATGCGTTTGCTGCATTCAAGATCATTGAGAAATATCGTAATAAATCGGTGCCTGTTGTTAATTTGTGGGGTGAATGCAAAAAGGCAATAAAGCATATTGAGCGCGATTGCAGAACCACTTTTCTGGATGATTCTTTCGGGCTACTACTCGAACACCATAAAATACAACTACCTAATAAAATGTACCTGCGGTATCCTGACCTTCGGTACATCGAAGAAGACGGCGAGCGCAAACAGGTGTACGGTAAGCGCAGCAAGAAGATTTACGGCGGTGCATTATGTGTATCTGGTGAAACATTAGTGCTTACTTCCCGTGGGTGGGTTGAGCTTAGGTGCGTTAAAGATGTGGACCTTGTACATGATGGTAATTCTTTTGTAAGCCATGAGGGTGTAGTATATAAGGCAGCGCAGCAATGCGTTTCGATAGACGGGGTTTGGATGACCCCAGAACATGAGGTATTGACAAATGAGGGATGGAAACCTGCATTGGAAAAACCGGAACCTTACCGGCCAAATCTTCGGGATGTTGACTGCGCTACGCCCAATGGAATCAAACGGGAAAAAGATGCGGTGGGAGTACCTGTGCACTTGCGGAAAAACAGTAGTAAAAGTTGGGGCGGATGTTACGAAAGCATTAAAAAATGGTGGAGTACCAAACTGCGGGTGTTTGACAAAGACACTGCAAATGAAAGCAAAGAGTCATGGCATGACAGGCCACCCTGCTTATTGGGTGTGGCGCAGCATGCAAGACCGCTGCCGCTTACCTACGCACCAAGCATGGAAAAACTATGGCGCGCGTGGAATATCTGTTTGCATACAGTGGGGGAGCTTCGAGACCTTTTGGGGAGATATGGGGCCGACGTATGTAGCAGGGTTGCAGCTAGACCGGATAGACAACGACAAAGGGTATTACAAAGAAAATTGCCGGTGGGTAACGCCACGAGAAAATTCGATGAACAGGCGGAGCAGTATTCGCTGGGTGGATATACCAACGATAGCCACAACAACAGGTATATCTCGCTCAACGCTTTATTACCGTTTAAAACACAGCATACCTTTGACATAGTTAATTGTGGCCCCTTAAAGCGTTTTGTTGTATTAGGTAATGCTGGACCCTTTATTGTGCATAACTGTGAAAATATAACACAAGCAGATGCCCGTATCGTAATGACTGATGCGATGTTGCGCATCGCCAAGGAGCTTCCGATTGTTCTCACGGTACACGACGAAATTGTGTGTCTTGTGCCTGAGAATGACGCGGAAGCAGCGACGAACTGGATGCATGAACAGATGATTGTGCATCCGCCATACTTACCCGCGATTAAGCTGGCGGTTGATGGCGGGTTTGGTAAAATTTATGGAGATATAAAATGAAATGGCTTAAAAAGAAAGTATGTGAACTTTTCGGACACAAAATTGTTTGCCAAGTACGTGTGCATGAAGGGCTAGGAACACACTATTACCACTCACACGACTACTGCGAACGCTGCGGTGAAAAGTGGGTTCCATTTTACATGGGTGATTAAGGAGCTGAAATGGAAATTGACGACAAGCTGGTTCAGAGGCTTAAAGCTGAACATTACGAAGCAGTCAGTATCCGCCACGAACTTGAGGCGGATGTGCGGGGACTCGAAGCGAAAACCGAGCAGTTAGAAGAAGAAATATCAAAACTCGAAAACGAACTCAGTTCGTACCGCAACGACACTCGCTACAGCGATATAATTGAGGACATGAATGACATTTATGAATTACTCACCGGCAAGCGTTACGCTGAGCTTTTCAAAAAACTCAGCGACGTTATTTACCAAACTATCGGGAGGGTTGTATGAAATATAGTTACTCAGGTATCAGCCAGTTCAAACAATGCCCCCGCAAATTCAAGGCGAAATATGTTGATTACACTTACACTGAGCCCAAGAGCGAGCAGCAGAACTGGGGTATCAAGGTCCACGCACACCTTGAGGCGCGTTTCAAGGAGGGGACTGCCCTACCCCCTGAGATAGCCGCGTTCACCCCCATAATCGACACGCTGGCCGCTGCGCCGGGGCAGATTTATGTCGAGCAGAAGCTTGCGATGGATGACCAGTTTCGGCCTGTTGATTACAAGGACCGCACCGCACATGTCCGCACCATCATTGACATCACGAAGATCAACAATGACCGGGCATTCATCGGCGATTACAAGACCGGCAAGATCAAATACGAATATGATCAGCTTGCGCTATCGTCGGTTATCTTGATGGTCAACTACCCCGAGATTACTTCGGCGCTTGGCATGTTCTTTTGGAGCAAAGTAGGACGGCGTACATCGAAGGAATACAGTAAAATGGATTTGAACAAGACGTGGCTACCGTTCGGCGCGGATATTCACCGTATTGAACAGGCGTTAAGTTCAGATAATTTCCCGCCGAAACCGACGCCGTTGTGCGGATGGTGCCACCTACGGACTTGCGAGCATTGGAATCCCCACGATTAAGGAGCCTGTAATGGCAAAGGCACTCTATGAATTTGTCGAAGAAGTCCGTAAGAAACTCGAATCTTTTGAAAAGGAATGGCGCGAGAACAATATTATAGACCCCGAAAATTGGCCGCTGGTATTGGATGAATCCAATGCGGGGTTATGGTGGGAGTTTTTTGTGGGTAGTAACTCCGAAGACATAGAAACTTAGGAACTACGATGTACGGTAGCAAAGAGTTTAATAAACTCGTTATTCAAACTGACCAGATATCACGGCTGCAAAGCGTTGTGCCTGAGACTGTCGTATCCCGGCAGTTTCCCAACATCGCTTATGTGCCGTGGGAACTGGACGTATGCACGAAGTTGGAGAAGCTTGGCTTCAAGCGCATAGTCTCACCCGTTTTCAAAAACTATGCATGGTCAGGTAATAAAACGCCGTACAAGAAGCAGGCCGAGATAACCGGGTTTTGTTCACTCAACCCCCGTGGCTTTGTGATTACTGGTATCGGCAGCGGCAAGACGAACGGAACTCTATGGGCCGCAGATTATTTGATGTCCATCGGTGCTGTTCGGAAGTGCTTGATTATTACCACACTATCCACGGTTGATGTGGTATGGTCCGATACGCTGTTCTGTGATTATTACCATCGGCGGCATGCGGTGCTGACTGGCACTGCTGAGCGGCGGCAGCGGTTATTCGCAGATACAAACAATGATTTTTACATAATCAACCATGATGCGTTTTCAATTATCCGCAATCAATTTTTGCAGCGCAACGACATTGACCTGATAATCATAGACGAAAGCACTGCCTATAAAAACGCAGGTACAAAGCGGTTTCAGCGGCTTGAAAAAGCAATATTGGTAAAACAGCCGAAATATGTGTGGGCGCTTACCGCCACGCCGACACCCAACGAGCCCACGGATGCATGGGGGCAAGCGAAACTTTTAGGGCTAAACAAGGGCGTGTCGTTCAGTCGGTTCAAAGACTTGACGATGCGCAAGGTTACGAACTTTCGATGGGAGCCATTACCTGAAGCGCATAAATATGTAGCCAACATCCTTACGCCGTCGATACGCTTCGCAACCAGCGAGTGTGTTGATCTGCCACCATGCATCTACTCTGCCCGCAAGGCGTACCTTACTGGTGCGCAGATGGCGATGTTCAAGGAAATGACGAAGAAGCTGACTGTTGATTTTGCGAACGGTCAGGCGAATGCAGTCAATGAAGCTGACAAACAGAATAAGCTACTTCAGATAGCGTGCGGTTTTATATACTCACGTGATGCAAATAACGAAGTAGTGACGCAGCATGTTGACCCGACTGCACGGCTTGCGGTACTCGATGAAATACTTGGCACACTGCCGGGGAAAGCGATAATCTTCGTCCCCTACACAGAGCTTATCGGGATACTGGTGAAGCACTTGACACCCCGAGGGAACTGCGCTACAGTGTACGGCGAGATTAGTCGGAACGACCGGGTAGATATTTTCAGGGATTTTCAGCAAACGAATAATATAAAATACATAATTGCGCATCCAAAAACAATGGCGCATGGCGTTACACTTACAGCAGCAGCGACGATTATCTGGTACGCTCCATACGCAAGCAACGAAGTTTATGAGCAAGCGAATGGGCGCATCAATCGACCGTCGCAGGTTAATACAACCAACATCGTGCATATTGAAAGCACAGAATTGGAGAAGCGAATTTTTGCCAAACTAGCACGGCGTCAGAACACTCAGGGGACGCTGCTTGATTACTTGTCGGAGTTGCAAAATGCCCGAACAACTTATTGATACTGAGCGGCTTCCCATCGACGTACTTGTGTTTAAGTACATGAAGCTGCGTGACACGAAGGAAAGTATCACCCGCGAACTTACTCAAAAGGGTAAGATTATTGACATGATGATGGAGGAAATCGAGAGCACCATAAATGCCCGTGCTTTGGAAGATGGCGCTACGTCCTACAAAACCCCGTATGGTACGGCATTCTTTACCGAGACAGCGCGTGCCAATGTGGCAGATTGGGAAACAGTGCTGCGCTGGATACGCGAGAACGACGCATACGATATGCTTACAAAGGCGGTCAAAAAAGATGTCGTGTCCAGCATTTTGGAAACACAAGGTTTTGTGCCACCGGGAATTAATTACTCCCGAGTGCGTACATTCAATTGTCGGAAACCAACCGGCGATTAGTTGTTGCAGTACCTACATGGCCTGTAGTTATTTTCTTAATTAGGAGCTTCAAATGAACGACCTTCAAACTACCGTTGTCCCTTCATACTTCCAGCAATCCGCAGTGGCTGATGCTGTTGTTGCGGGTATTGGCGGGCAGCAAAATCCGCGTATCTCGATTCGTGCCTCACGTTTCCGTATCGTGGACGGCGGCAGCGAGGAAACTTTGGATACACTGGCAATTCAAGTTGTTGTGGTAGGTGCGAACCCGACGATTTCAAAAGAATACTATGCTGGCAAGTGGGATCCCGAGAATACCGAAGCGCCGGATTGCTACAGCAACAATGGCGTAGTCCCGGATATGTCAGTAGCAGTGCCACAAGCCGCACTTTGCGCACAATGCCCGCAGAATGTGTGGGGCAGCAAGATCAGCGATCAGGGTAAGGAAATCAAAGCTTGCGCTGACAAGAAGCGTTTGGCGATTGTGTCGGCGGATGATGTCGGCGGCACCGTGTACGAACTGGCAGTGACACCCGCAGCGCTGAAGAACTTGGGTGAGTATGCTGACAAACTGCGCCGCCGCAATATCCCGCTCGAAGGCGCGATTACCAAGCTGAGCTTCGATGACAAGGCGAGCTATCCGCTGCTCACGTTCGACTTCGCTGGCTACTTGTCGCAGGATGCATACCTGACCGCCAAGAGCGTTGCCGAGTCCGATCATGTTCAGGCGGTTATCCGCTTTGCCCCGGCACCGGATGCGCAGGCCATTCAGCGGCTTGCAGCGCCTGTTGCTGCCCCGGCATTGCCCGCACCGGCACCTGTTCCCCAGCCGCAGCAGTTCGCCCCGCAGCAAGCCCCGGCACCGCAGCAGTTTGCTCAGCCCGCACCGGCACCTATGCAGCAGCCGCAGTTCGCCCCGCAACCGCAGGCTTTTGCCCCGCAGCAAGCCCCGCAGGGTATCGCCCCGGCACCTACGCAGATTCCTCCGAAGCGTGGTCGCCGTACCAAGGCTGAAATGGAAGCCGCAGCGGCAGCAGCACAGGCTCAGCAAGCACCGCAGGCCTTTGCCCCGCAACCCGCGCCGATGCAGCAACCGCAGGCCTTTGCCCCGCAACCGGCACCGGTTCAGCAGTTCGCCCCGCAGCAACCGCAGGCTTTCGCCCCGCAGCAACCGCAGGCTTTCGCTCAGCCGGCACCGGTTCAGCAGTTCGCCCCGCAACCGGCACCGGTTCAGCAGTTCGCCCCGCAACCGGCACCGGTTCAGCAGTTCGCCCCGCAACCGGCACCGGTTCAGCAGTTCGCCCCGCAGCAACCGCAGGCTTTTGCCCCGCAACCGGCACCGGTTCAGCAGTTCGCCCCGCAGCAACCCGCAATGGCCCCCGCGCCTACCGCAGCGTTTGACCCCGCCGCTTTTGAAGCGGAACTTCGGGCGCAACTGGGCGGTTAAGTCGCCGTAAGCTACTGCTTAAAAATCAGTAGCTGGGGGCCGCGATGAATTTCCATCGCGGCCCCTTGCCATTATGGGGTCTTGCGTACTAAGCTGATACCTCACCCCGGCGCATAGAATTAAAAATATAAGTTGCGCACATATTTTACGGGTGAGTTTACGTTACCCACAATTTAACGAACGCGGCGAACCATGCAGACTTTTCTAAGATCAGTATTGCCAGCGACGGGTGTTTATTACGCAGTAGTATTTAATGGCGTAAACAAAAAACACTACGCATGTGACACGTTTGAGCAGCTTGAAAAAACATTAGCACATTGGGACTCGCAGGGTGCTGAAGTTTATTTTGCGTGCTCTGCATTTAAGGAGCATCATGTACTAGAATACAGCGCCAAATTCGGGAAGGAGATAAAGAAGTACCGAATAAAATCAAACGCACGGGCAGCTAAGTCGCTTTGGCTTGATATGGATATCGGGCCTGAAAAAACGTACAAAACGCGAAGTGAAGGAATCTCGGCACTCGCTGCTTTTACAAAGGCATCAGGCTTACCCGCTCCGTCAGTTATATCCTCGGGCAACGGCTTCCACCTGTACTACCCATTTGATAATGAAGTGCTTCCTGAAGTATGGGAAGCAGCAGCGGCGAGGCTCCATCATTTATGCGCTGAGAAAGGCTTTTATGTAGATCATTCACGAACAACAGATATCAGTAGCATACTCCGGCCAGTTGGAACATATAACCATAAAAACAAAGCGAACCCCCTCGCAGTCCAGCAGGTTTACACTTCAGCAAGTAACCATAATGACAAGTTCTTCAAGCTTCTCGATGTAAACGCAGGGTCGATAACAAAAGCAGTAGCAAAAGAGCACACAACGAAAGCAAGCTCGATTATCGACAACATTCTCGCCGGACGAAATTACCCGCCCGTTGACGCAAATAAAGTCGCTACACGCTGCGCGCAGATGTACCACTGCGCAAGTACACGCGGCAACGTATCAGAACCTTTGTGGTACGCAATGCTGGGAATTCTGGCATTCAGCGAGAACGGAGAGGCTTTTGCGCAAGCGTGGAGTTCTGGGCATCCGAGCTACAGCGTGCAGGAAACGAGCAATAAATATGCACAGTGGAAGAGCGCAGCAGGCCCGACAACATGCGACACGTTTAACAGGCATAACCCATTGGCTTGCGATGGATGCGCGCATAAAGCGAGCGTAAAGAGTCCATTACAGCTTGGCTGGGTGCAGCAGAAACTGGCATTACCCGCAGCAGCGCAAGCATCCAAAGTACCGGACCCGCCTTACCCATACTCGCGCACACCGCAGGGCTTGATGGTGAAAACAAAGGACGACCCGGTAGGCTCGATCTTTTTCGATTTTGACTTATTTGTATCAGACATAATCACTGACCCCGCAGAGGGAGAGCAACTTGTAATTTCATATAACAAGCCCCACGTTGGATGGCATAACATCATCGCCAAGTCCACAATATTTACCAAGCAAGATAAGACATGGGAGTATTGCGCAAGCAAAGGAATCTACTTACGAACTGAATCGGATGCAAAACACATGACAGCATATATACGGGGCTACGCGGCAGAGCTTCAGAAAATAAAGGCATCGCTCGAAACATTCCGCAACTTCGGCTGGAAGAGTGACGGCAGTTTTGTTGATGGCCCATACATCATTTCAAAAGATGGGTCCGTGGTAGTCAATCCGACGCTCAAGCAGTCGATACCCGTTGCGGCCAATATCTCCCTGAAGGGCTCGCTGGCGGCATGGACGGCGCAGACACAGCTACTGGCGAACCCCGATCTTGTCGAGTACGCCTTTGCCCTGCTGTGCGGCTTCGCAGCGCCCTTATTCAAGTTCACCGGGCATGGGGGCGTCATGGTCAACCTTGTTGGCGAAACGGGTGTCGGCAAGTCCACGATACAGCGCATGATCAACAGTATTTGGGGAGACCCTGAGGGGTTGATGCTGGCCGCGAAAGATACCGAGGCATCCAAGCTGGCGCGTATCAGCTACATGAATAACCTGCCCGTGTGTATTGATGAAATGGGTAACATGCCGGCGGATTTACTCGGCGGGTTGTTGCTTAAAGTCACTCAAGGTATGGACACGCGGCGGTTACGGCAGGACGGTACTGAACGCGAACAGCGCGAATGGAATACCATAGTTATAACAAGCTCAAACCATTCGTTTATTGGCAAGCTGAGTACCAAGAAAGCAAACTCGGAAGCTGAGTTGATGCGGCTTGTCGAAGTGAAAGCGCCGGCTACTGCATATTTTGGCGTGAAGGATAATGCCATCGCACTGAACCGCGCGATCATGTCGAACTATGGCTACGCGGGTATCGCCTTCGCAACACTGGCAGTTAAGCAGCAGGGTACGATACAGGCCGACATTGATGCAGCGTATCAGTATTTCAAAACAATGAATATTAACTTTGTAGCACGCGAACGCTTTTGGGAGGCGGCGTTGGCAACCGCACTTGTCGCGGGTAGAATCGCCTATGCGAACCGTTTGATCATGTTCGACCCCGAGCCGGTAGTTCTTGATATGTGCCAGAAACTGCTGATGCAGCGCGGCGCGATTGATAGTCAGACGCTGAATAACGAGGATGTAATCAGCCTCTTTACCAACACAAACATGAACAAGGCGCTGTATATCGAGGTTCGCAAGGGGAGCATGCCGAGGTATATTCGTGAGCCGCGCGGCGATGATCTTGCAGTGCGCATCGAAGTTACACTTGATGCAAGCGGTAATGTTTCAGCGGCTACAATGACCATAAGCACATGGCACTTGAGCGCATTTTTAACAGGCATCCATGAGGACTACATTACCTTCAGAAAGAATGCTTATGCACAGGGTTACTTGATAAGCGAGAGCAAGAAAAACCTTGGGGAAGGCACAATTTATAACACCCCGGCAGCAAAAGCAATTACACTAAATCTGCTGCACCCCGCATTGAATTCAATGTTTACCGGCGTTCATCAACTTAGCGCCACTACCAAACCCGCAGATACGACCGCGGCGAATGTAACTCAACTTAGGAGAGCATAATGCCCAACAAAGACGTTCACGTAGTTCTTGATCTGGAAACGATGGGCAACACGCAGAGTGCTGCAATTGTGGCGATAGGCGCAGTGGCATGCACCGTGGAGCAGGGCATTTTCAGCCAGTTTTATACTGAAGTGTCACTCGATTCCTCAGTGCGACAGGGGCTTACAATGGATGTTTCCACGGTGCTTTGGTGGCTTAACCAAGATAAAGATGCGCGGGCTATTTTCCAGCATAACCATAAGGTCGCGGACCTGACCACTGCGATTAGCGACTTTGATAACTGGTTCCGCTTGGCAGGTGAGCCGAAAGGAATACTGGTATGGGGCAACGGTGCTGATTTTGATAATGCGATTCTGCGTAACGCATATACTGCGGTTAATCGCGAGCTTCCGTGGATGTACTACAACAATCGCTGCCTGCGTACTCTGCGCGCCGAGAACCCCGATGTCGCCAAGCCCGCGTTTGTTGGCACGCCTCATAATGCACGCGACGATGCATGGAATCAAGCTAATCACCTGCTAATTATCAAGAGAAAGGCGCTGTATGGTGCGAACCCGACTGGCGCTTTGAGGAAGTTGACATGATGGACTTAGTGTTGAAATTCAGATTGCTTCAGGAAAAGAAAGAAGCAGAACTACCCACTATTAATGGGTACAGATTTGGTTGGGTTGACCCGCGTAAAACGCTTGAAGAACTTTTAGTGGTAAAACTGACATGACAAACAATCGCGATGATTTTGACGACACTGGTAACTCGCGTTCGCGGCAAGAAGCGCGGCCCTTAACAGATTATGAACGTGGGAGAAGTGATATGCGTGATGAAATAATAGCGAAACTTGGCGGATATGATGCAATTAAATGTGCACAGATTGCCGCATCAATTCCTGTGCGTAGGGAGTTGACATGACCGAACAAACAGAAGTAGTACCTGAAGTAATCCCCGCGTCGGAACCGGAAATCCCGCTCGATGAGATTATCGTGCAGGAGATTTTTGCACTTCACGATTTTCGTGACTGGTGGCGTGGGGTTAATTCCCTGCACCCGAACCAGTTCCGGTACAAAATGCCGCGTAGCGAGTGGGAGGCGGCAGTCCGGGCTTATAAGAAATTGAAGGCACAAAGTGTCCGAACTTGAAAAACTACAAGCAGAAAACGCGAGGCTACGCGAATACATAACAAAACTAGCCGGGCAGGTGCGGCAGGTCAATGCCGAGTACCAAGCTACAACGGACTTTTGCCTGCATTTAATGGCACGGTATGAGAAGCGGAAAACTGAAGACGCGCTATGGCTTATTAAGCATAACGCTGTGATGCGAAGTCAACCTTTGGAGAAAATGTGATGGGTATGCGCAGACTTAGTACAAGTACATATTCAGAAAAGCAAGAACTACCAAACCCCGACCCTACAAAATACAAAATATTAGAGTGGTATATAGTCAATAACGCACTAATTCTTAGTGTGCAATATACTGGATGCATAAATTACGAGGGTAAGAAAATTCTTGTTTATGAAAATGCTAAAGCCGCCGCTGAATGGATTATGCAACATCGCAATATAGACCCACATTTTTGTGACACAGTAGGGGCATGTTCGCCAGTAGCACGCTTTGAACCCACGCATCGTGGTATGGTGTGGGCGTGCATATTTGCAAAAAATCTTTAGGAGAAAATGTGGTGGGTAAAACTACGGATATGGTGCGTGAAGAAACTGAAACATTCATTATTGATCTTGAGTTCATGTATAAGTTTACGCGTGTTGAAGCAATCGGCGCGTGTATTGTACTGCTCGAAGGACACCGCATAGCTTGCCAAGCACCAATTAGTTTTGCGTATAGGATAAGAAAACTTACGAGAAAACAGCTTCGCAAAGCGTATCTGGAGCTAATAAATGATGTAAAAGATATGTGGCCCTGCGGTACTGAGCTTTACTGGCGCAAAACACCCGCGCTTTTTAAGGAAATAACTTTAGGGTCAGATGAATGTATATACACACTTCGTATGAGAATAGGAGCCGCTAATGTCTAATACCGCAGAAAACACTATGGATACCATTGATCTTGTATGGGCCTCTTTTGAAGAAGTGCTGAGTGCTGAGGGGTTTGATGAGCGTGGAACTGCACTTGCGAAAATGTGCTTCTTCAATGGCGCAGATGCCATGCTGCGGCTTATCGTGCACTCCGGGAATACTGGCGGCTTTGAGGCACACCGGGACATGATCATCCGCAGTGCCGCGTCGTGTGAATTCGTGCTGGCCGATCTTGCCGGTGAAGAACCACGCCGCACTGAGGCAAGGGTGGACTGATGTCCGCTAAGGAATTACCGAAAGAAATATCCTTACGCCCGTACAATGGGCGCTTATTTGTTGCGCGGACAAAGAAAAAATATACCCGCGTGCATAAGGCGCTTTTTAATACACCAGATTTAGCCCCGGCACTTGACATCAGCACCCAGCCCGAGTAATCTGCTTTACCTCCCTGCCCGCGCAACGCGGGATTTCTGCCCCGGCGCTGTCGGGGCATTTTTTTGTCCGAAAGGTGGCTTATGAAAGACTGGATTTCTGAATTTCTCGAAACTACGCGCAGGTACTTTGAAACACCCGATGTATCTACTTCCGATTAAAACTTCGGTTCGCGCTTTTCGGCTTTGCGCGTAGATTACCCGGCGCGTTCGTTCCGCCTGAACGTATGGGTTTTTTGTGGTCAACGTCCTTGCCATCGCCTTTTGACACCGCACCCTTCTTTACCATCGCAGCGCGTGCAGCATTACGTTGTGCGCGCTTTTTCTTTTGTTCTTCCGTGCCTTGGTATTTGTCATACTCTGCACGGTAGTTGCGGCCATGTGCTTTGTCTTTGTTACTTACGCCCATCACTCTTCTCCTGTAGCAATCTCTTCTTCAAAATACTTCCGCATTTCTTCAGGAAGTTTCTTGGCACCGCGTCGTGACAACGTATCGCGGGCATCCATCGCCAGTTCATTAACCGTATCCATATTCGGTTCTACGCGAATTGGTATGCCTGCATCACGGTAAATGCTGTTAAGCTCTTTCGCTTCGTTACGCAAGTGGCTAACCAAGTCCGTGTCGCCATCCGCTTTCGCAAGGCCCATCTGGTTATTGTAGCTGCGAACGAGGTTGTTCTGAATATCCTTGAAAATCTGAATCCGGTCACGCCGGCCATATTCTGCAACGGATTCAGTCGGTCTCCATCCGAGGAACTGCATGAAGGCGTCGAAGTTGTCGAGTTCGGTCGCCACTGTCTTGCCATCCCGAGACCGCGCTTCCCCGGTCGAAGCAACCAGTGCGCCGTTGACTGCGTTGCGCACAGCGCTTATCGGCAGGGTCTTCAGGGTCCGCATGAAATACTCTGATGGGTCTCTGCCCAGCGCAGCGGCCATCGCCATATCGGCGGCATTGCCAGTTGACGTCAACGTGGCATCAAGGAAGCCCCCTATAGGGCCAAGAAGCGGGAAAATGTCGCTGCCAGTACCTGAGTCTAGGCCGCGTGCAAAACCGTGAAATCCGAGCTTCCCTGAGCCGTCCGCGCCGGTTATCGCGTTGAACATGCCCTTACGAACAAGTTCCCCACCGTCTTCGCCAGCCCACTGCATCAAAGCATCTGTGTTTTCAACGTACCACTGTTTCACATTTCCACTGAATGCCATGCTACCGAAGCGCCCGAAAACCTGCGGGAACCGGCGCGTAAGTGCGTCGAGCAGATTCTCGATATCCTCCTTGAACGGAATGCCATCGAGACCGGCCAGCGCAGTAAGTAGCGCGAGATACATGGCTTGACCAGCCAGCGGCATCGCCTTCAGCAACTGCACTTGCACCAATGGGTAATGCATAAACATGGTGAGCGCGCGGCCCCACCCTTTTTGTAGCCAAGGTGCGCGAGCCCACTGCGAGTAAATGCCCTGCGAATGTTCGACAGTTTCATCCGCTTCGCGTGCGATACGCTTAAATACTGGGTCGTTATACGTCGAAGCGCCTGCGTCGAGAATACGCTTCTTGTCCGCAGCCGGCAGGGCATCAAACGCGAGGTTGAACGATGTAACCCACGAAGCCATGCGAATGTACGCTTCCGACAGTGCGAAGGGCTTCATAAACATTTCAGTGTACTTGTTTACTTTCCTGCGCTGTGGAGAGAAACCTTTCCAATACATGTCGGTTACTTCCATAACCTGACCTACCTGCAATTTCCCCTCTTTTACTTCTTTAAGCACGTAGTCCCACATCAACTTATCGCGCCCAGTCAAGTTGGCGTTTTTAAGCTTGTCTTCCATCACGCGCTCGAATGACTGCGTAGCGTTCCCCGTGTTCAGGAACAGCTTCATTTTCGATATACTGCGCATGCTGCGTGATAGTTCTTTCGCTACATTCGTAAACCCGTATCCACCACCATAGCCGGACGGCGTATGCTTCGCGCCGAGATACGACATGGTGAGAATCGGCAAGCTCATAATCTGCGTTACCGCTGTTGAGACATTACCAATAAGGAATGACGTTGCCGCGAAGTGCATCGTGTTGTCGAATATATTCGGCGCGCGGCCTGCTTCAGCGCGATATTCAGCAAAGACCTTTTTAGCAAGGTCTTGTACGTTGTTCGCGAACTCGGCATTTTTCTTGTTCAGCGCTACGCCTTCGGTAAGCTCGCGCACCATTTCAGCCTTCTCGGGCGAGTCGTCCATCAACGCCGTGTTTTTCAGCATGGTCTCGACTTCAGTAGCGCTCCAGCTTGACTTGTACAAAATGTTGTCAAACTCAACTTGTGTGTAGTTGTTCGCCACAATATAGGCGTTACCGTTGAGGTATGCGCCAAACGCGCGCCAGATGTCTTTATCTGCGCCTTTTGCAGCGCGGTATTTCAGCGCTTTAAGCTGCTTGGAGGTACGGTTGGCGAGTGCCTTTACAAGCTGTTCGCGCTGGACGCCGGTAAGGTTGACGTTGCTACGCTCCAGTTGGTTGGTAAACGTAAACAGGTCGAAGTACGGTGCGGGTGCTTTCGCCAAGGCTTCATAGTCGTTGCGCACTGCTTCGAGAACGATCTTGGCGCGGCGCTTGTTGCCACCACGATCAATAACTTCGATACGCAGTTCCTGCGCGTTCGGGTCAGTCGCATACCATTTCGCGAAGTCCTGTGCTTCTTTGAATGTATCGAAGCCCTGCACGAAAGACGGGTATTTGTCGAAGTCCACGCGCACCGGCTCGCCGTCATCATCCACAAGGCGCGAATAAACGCGGTTCGTGCTGCTGCGCTGGTGAGCGATATAGAAGTGCGCGACAGTATCCACGGCTTTCGACATGTACTGCGACGATTCCGCGCGAGTAGCGGCGACGTTGTTGAGCAGCGCGCCAAGGCGCTGTTGCAGAATATCACGCTTTGTCGGGTCCAGATCGCGGCTTATAGAGTCAATAACTGCCTTGTTATCTGTGTACAGCTTGAATGCCTTCGCTGCGCGCTCCTTGGCTTCCGAAGGAACAACCGGGGCCATATCGGCCATTTCTTCATCTACAGTCTGCGCCTTCGGCGTAGCATCATAAGTGGTATCTTTACCCTTTTCCTGATTCTCGATATGTTTTTGTATCGTGGCGAGAAACTGCCGCGCAACTTCCACATCATCCGCATACGCACCGCTGAAGGTATCAACAAGTTTATGCATCGAATTCCGCGCATCACTCGGGTAGCGCAGATACACCTTATTGGCGAGTTCGTTCGTGGACTCTTTGGCGTACAAATTCGACTGCTGGTGCTGCGATATCGCGCGCTCCAAGGCCGCAATAACGAGCAGTTTATGCGATTTTTTCGCAATCTCCATCGCGTTTTCGGAGTACGCGAAGTCGTGTACATCGGTCTCAGCGGGGACGCCAGTACCCTGCATATTCTCGCGCCAGTACGTTGCGCGGAGTTTCCCTTTTTTAAGGTCCGGCTGGCGTGCAAGCGCAGTTTTCCAGAAAAGATCGACAATGGCGTCAACTTCTTCAGACTTCTGCAATTTGGCAAAGCGCGTTTCCACATCCAGACTGGCATCCTGCTCAGTGCGCGTGGCAATCTTTGTAACCATATCCGTGAATGATTCGCGCAGTGCCTTATCGTGCGACACCACGCCGATCATGTCATCCGAGATAATGCGCATCGCGATTGACGCAGCGCTGGTATCCTTCTTCAGCGGGGCAGTGTCGCCATAGTTCAGCAGCGATATGGGTACAACATCTTCGAGATATTTTGTGTAGTTTGATTTCGAGTAATTTACCAAAGAGTCATGTTTCTGCGTAAGGCGCTTCAGCAACCTACCAAAGTAATTCTTGTTCAGAGTTTCGTTGAAGGGTACTGCCAGCCGCTCCCATACCGTTGCGCCGAAGTCGAGTGCTTTCGCACCCCCCGGTACTTTTTCACGCAGGAAATTGGATGCCCAGCGCGACATTTCCGTGAACAGGTACACTTCACTTTCGTTGCCAGCCTGAAGCGCGCGTTCGTGCGGAGTAAACTCGCTATTCTCGCCGATGCGCTCAATCTCGCGAAGATGCTCAGCCATGCGCACCGCCCCCGGAGCGGCTTCTTTTGATGCAGATAACTTCGCAGCCGCTGCGGCATCAGCTTTTTCAGCTTTACCCTTGGCTGTGCTGGCGAGGGCCATCTTACCCCCACCCGGCCCCGGTGTAGAGTTCTCAATCCATGACTGCGCAGCGCCACGGGCGAGGTTAATCGCCGCTTCCAGCCCGGTCGGCTTGTTGATGTCAATATTGAAGCCATGCGACATCAGCCACTTCTTCACCGCTGCCACCATACGGGTCCAGAGCGGCAGCTTCTGCTGCATCCCTGCGCCTTCTTCGATGAAGTAGGCCATCAGTTCGTGCGGCTTGGCCCGTTCGCTGGTCGTGTCAGGAATGCGGTTCTCGGCGGCGCGGACAAGCTTTTCGAGCGGGGTTGCCGGCTCCCTGCCGGCGATGCGTTTCTGCACTGCCTGAAGCTCAGAAAGAATGTTCTGATACGCCGGATTGAAAATCTCGTACATCCCCGCGTGGACACCGATATCGTGCAGCAGCACACCGTCAGTTTCTGCAACAGCGGTATTTTCAGCGATGATATGCACTGTACCGTTGTGGTACAGCGCTTGTGCAGTTTTCGGATACCACATACCCACCGCACCCGTAAAGCCGAGTTCTTCGTAATACGCTTGGCGTACAGCCTCAGACAAGTCCTTACCTGTTTTTACGACAATGAGCGAACCGCGCTTAATCGCGTTGTCAATATTGCCTTTACCATAGGTATCGTTCAGATGCTGCGTTACTGAGGCGAGAGTATGCGTTTCGCCTTTATCGCGAGCTTCGCGGGCTAGGGGGATATCGCCTTCGTCAGTAGCGCTGAGTTCATCAAGTTCCGCTTTGGACATTGACTTCTCAGGCTTCGGCTTTACTTGGTACGCAAGAATCGTATCCGCGTCGTTCAGAATCGCTTTAAGGTCTTCGATACTAACGAAGGGGTCAGCGGCTGTCTGTTGCGATTCTTCGGCAAAGTCGTTTATAGCTTCCTGCTGCGTGGATGAATAGATGTGCGTATTCATCTTACGTGCAATCGCAGTAAGCTTTTGGCGAATCATCGACTTTTTGGAAGCGATATCTTTTGCTTCGTTAAGCGATGGCGCGGGGGCAGCAGTTTCCAGCGGCTTCGGTTCTACCTTAGTAGCAGTTTCGCGCGCCTTGTTGATGGTCGGTGCAGGTGCTTTCTCTGCCGCTTTTGGTTCTTCAACCGCCTGTTTCAGAGTAGGTACTTCCTGTGCCGGAGCGGGTGCTTCTTGCACTGGTGCAGGCGTAACTTCCTTCGCTTTCGCGCCTTTGTTACGTGCAAGCTGTTCACCCATGAAAGCGTCGGCCAAATCTTGCGTGCGCGCATCAGGAGCAATTACACCCCACTGGTTACGCAAATCTGAGTCAAGATCGCCAAACTTTATCTTTGTTACATTATCCGCGTAAGTGGAAAAATTCGTATCCCAATCTTGCGCAACACTTGCGCGCCCACGCTGCTTAATCGCCCGTTCGATGGGGTTCGGTGCAGGTGCTACAGGCGCAGGTGCTACAGGCGCAGGTGCTACAGGCGCAGGTGCTACAGGCGCAGGTGCTACAGGCGCAGGTGCTACAGGCGCAGGTGCT